AGACACTGATGATGTTTGGAAGAACATTCTTATGAATGGAGGAAGTGTTCAGCATCTTGATTTCCTTTCGGAAAAGGAAAAGGATGTTTTCAAGACATTTGCTGAAATCAGTCCAAAGGAAATTATTATTCAGGCAGCACAGAGACAACAGTTTATTGATCAAGGACAATCGCTTAACTTAATGATCCATCCAAGCATTTCAACTAAGGATGTCAACACCTTGTTGGTTGAGGCTTGGAGAATGGGCATCAAATCATTGTATTATCAAATTTCCGTGAATGCGGCCCAAACATTTGCACGAAATATTCTTGAGTGCAAAAGCTGCGAGTAATTTTTAAGTTATTGATTTTAGATCAACGAGTCATATTTGCCGTCACTAAGATGGCAAATATTTTTAAGGGGAATAGTTATGCAATTTTCAGATTTTCAAATCAATCAAAATTGGAACGATGATATAAAATTAAATTATGAAAAATATTATAGGGAAATTTGGGAAGATAAAGAATATTTCAGGCATGGACTTGAAATAAAAGAAGGCGATGTTGTTTTAGATCTGGGTGCCAGCATTGGATTGTTCTCTTTGCTTGCTCTTGAAAAAAAGGCAAAAAAAATTATTTCATTTGAGTCAAACAAGGAAACTTATCAATATTTGAAAGAAAATTGTAAAAAATATAAAAAAATTACACCTGTAAATGCATTTGTTTGCCACAGAAACGTAAAAGTTACTGATAAAAATGGTTTTATAGAAACAATTGATCTGAAAAAAATCATAGAAAAATTCAAATTATCAAAAATTGATTTTCTTAAATTAGACATTGAAGGATTTGAATTTGCGTTTGTTTTGAATGAGTCTGATGAAAACATTAAGATGGTTAAACAATGGGCGATAGAGGTTCATACTTGTGGTTTATTTTGCGATAAAACAAAGGAATGTGAATTTGCTATTGGAATGGTTGATAAATTTGCCAAATTAGGTTATGAATGCATTCTTGAAAAATTACACTTAGAAACTTGTTGTTACATGATTTACGCCAAAAAATAGTTAGACTTGTTAATTTTACTGTCCTTTGTTAGACTGCTTCTACTCTTTTAAAAGCAGAGGTGATTTTAATGTCATGCAAGTACATCATTGTGGTTGGTGGAGTTTATAGCGGTACTGGCAAAGGTGTTTCTGCTGCCAGTATTGCGCTTCTTCTTAAATTTCGGGGCCATCGCATTGATTTAATTAAATTTGATCCATATTTTAATCTTAATGCTGGTATTCTTGCGCCCAAAGAGCATGGGGAATGCTTTCTTTGTGATGATGGCACCGAGACAGATCTTGATCTTGGCCATTACGAGAGAATTGCAGGCATCAGTATGAATAAAAACAACATTTGCACTCAAGGAACTTTATTGTTTGAGTTGAATGAAGAACAACAATTAGGCAAGTATCTTGGGCAAACGATTCAAGTAAGTCCTCATGTCACAGATAAAATTCAAGAAAGATTGCTTAATCTTGGGGCAAACAAAGATATAGTTATTGCAGAAATTGGAGGAACTGTTGGCGATAGTGAAAGCTATGCTTTTTTTGAAGCTATGCGACAGTTTAAGCAAAGGCTTAAAGATGACGTTTTAATTGTTATGGTGGCACCAATCATTTGGGTAGATACCATTAAAGAATTTAAATCTAAACCATTACAATTTGCCGTTAAAGAATTGCAACGTCATGGTTTGCAAGCAGATTTAATTTTTTGTCGCACAGGATTGCAATTGTCAGAGAAAATTTTGAGTAAGGTTAGTCAACTTACAAACGTGAAAAGAGAATGTATTTTTGAAGCTATTGATGTGGCAAGCATTTATCAAATTCCTTTAGAATATTACAATCGTCATGTTGACGATCTTTTTGTTGATTTATTTAGATTAAGCAGAAGTGCTTGCCGTATTCATAAGTACCGTGAAGTTGTTGAAAAATATCTTGGAAATCAGGCGGAAGCAGTGCAAATAGGTGTTTTTGGAAAATATGATAATTGTGATGAAGCATATATGAGTCTAAAAGAAGCATTGATGCATGCTGGCGTGGCAAATGATGTAAGAGTGAATATTCGTTGGATCAAAGCAGAAGAGCTTGAAAAATATAAAGACAGTCGGGGTCTTCACAAATATTTTGAAGGTTTAGATGGAATTGTTATTCCCGGTGGATTTGATAATCGTGGAATAGAAGGAAAAATTAAAGCAATTCAATATGTTCGTGAAAAGAAAATTCCATTTCTTGGAATATGTCTTGGCTTGCAAATGGCCGTAGTTGAATTTGCTAGGCATGTTTGTGGTTTTGAAAATGCAAATAGTATTGAATTCAACACGCAAACAGAGTATCCAGTTGTTCATTTTATTGAAGGACAGCAGCAACTTGAGAAAAAATCTGCAAGTATGCGTTTGGGGTCATATGAATGTGAATTAATTAAAGATTCATTGGCTTTTGAACTTTATAATTCAAAGTTGATTAAAGAAAGACATCGTCATCGATATGAAGTTAATCCCAAATATGTTGAAGATTATCGGAAAAAAGGCTTTCGTGTTTCTGGGATCAGTTCAATTTCTGGACTAATTGAAATTATGGAATTAGAAAAAACAATTCATCCATATTTTATTGGCACACAAGCTCATCCAGAATTTCGCTCGCATCTTATGGCAAGTTCTCCTCTTTTTAGAGGACTTATTGCTGCTGCAAATAAAAATAAAAACGCTTTATCTATAAATAAATCATGAGATCTAAAGAATTTATGCTTAGCTTCAAATCTTTCCTTATAAATGAGACGCAAGTTTATCTCGCTCAAAAAGTTGGCGATATCTTAGCGGCTGTTCAAGAATTGCGAGATGATTCCCAAAACATGGGAACTCGTGATCTTACTAACTATTCAATGCGAATAGTTAATCTTATAAGAAGAGTTTTGCATAGTAGTTGGCCAAAAGAAGAGCGAAACAGTTTAATTGCTTTGCAAAAAGTTGGCGTTGCCTTAATGAAAGCTATTGATGAAAAAAGTGACTTGCCAGCAACAATTTCGGCAGTAGCCGGAACATTAGAAAAATTAGTTGAAGATTTAGGCGTTCCAATTAATAAATTAAATCCAACCGAATCACCTAAAAATCAACCCCAAGAAGATAAGTCTACAAGTCCTACTGAAAATCAACCGCCAGAACCGGCTCCCGGTCCTGCAAACGATAAAATGCCACCAGATCCTCAGCAAATGGCATCTGCTGGGCAAATTACACCTCCAGTTGGAGGTACGGGACAAGATATGGCAGCACCACCTTTAGGTGGATCTACAGGCGGACTTGATGCTTTTTAATATAAAGAGGTGAGTTATTTGTGGACTAGCAGGATTCATTGGTGAATCCAAAAAACCAACAATCAGTTACAATGTAATCACCAGATTGTTTGAAAAAAGTGATTCTAGAGGAGTTGACGCCAGTGGTTATTGGGGCGTCGAAACAGGTTCTAATGGCTCAATTGTTTTTCACAAAGAACCTATTCGCTCAAGAGACTTTGTGAAAAAAGATAATTGGCAAAATATCAGCAAAATTAATCTTAATATTTTATTGTGCCACTCTAGAGGTGCTTCTAAAGGTTTCGGAGATCCATTACAAAATAAAAATAATCATCCTTTCATTAATTCAGATGAATCTTTAGCTTTGATTCATAATGGACGTATTGATGATTGTGAATATCACGCTCTTAAAAAAAAATATGCCGTTTATTCTGATTGTGATTCAGAAATACTTTTAAGAATTATTGAAAATTCAGAAAACAACCAAGATGAAAATGATTACTCTGAAATTATTTCAGGAATAAAAGAAGTTTATAGCTTAATCAACGAAGGTCATATGGCTGTTGCTGTTGGCAAAAAAGGCAATGATAGTGAAAGACACCTGTGGCTGTTTAGAAATCAACACAGGCCATTGTGGGTGATTGACACAAGAGAATCATTAGGACAAGTTTTTTTTATTTCTGACCCTAATATATGGGAAGAGTCAATCAGAGACAGCAACTTATTCAAAGGCATCGCAAAGTCTCACAAATTAATTGAAATTCCAGAAAATCAAATTTGGTATTTTAAAACATCTTGTGATATAAAGCACATAAAAAGTGTTGTTAAGTTTGAAGTCGAAAAAGGCGAAAAAAAACCATGGAATTTTGATGGTAAAAGATTTGAATTGAAAAATGTTAAAGTTGAACAACCAATTCCTTTAAAAGAAAAAAAAGAAATAATGGAAAATAATTTTTTAAACTTGCGCCTTGATCTTTTGGATAAAAAATGCGATCAAATTATTGATGTCGTAAACAATATTAGACAATATGCTGAACAATTGGCTGTTGAAAATTCTATAAGTAAAATTGAATATGAAGCACTTTTAGCTGATATGGAAAGTAAAAGAAAAGAATTAGAGGAGATGAGTTTGATTATAAATCGATAAACTACTCAATTAAATCATGAAACACGACTTTGAAGAATTTGATGATTTTGTTCAAGACGATAGTTTGCTTGCAAACAAAAAAAAGAAAAAAGTAAATGGCAAGAAAAAAGGTAGCCGTACAGAACTTGATTTGACTAAAATTTTAACAAAACGATTTGGGCAACCTTTTAGCAGAACTGTTGCGTCTGGCGCTCGATGGAGTCAAGCAGTGCTTCCAGACCATGCACGAGAAGTTTTTTCTGGCGACATAGTTGTTATGAAAGGTTTTAAATTTGTCATTGAATCTAAAGGTGGTTACGATAGTATTGACATGAGTTCTGTTTTCACACATGGCAATAGTGAATTAGATAGTTTTTTAAATCAAGCTACTAATGACAGCAAAAGATGCAATAGAAAACCTATGATGTGTTGGAAAAAAACTAGAAAACCTTGGTTAGCATTTATTTTAACAGAAGAATTAATGGGAAAAGAATTTGAATACTCAATGAAATACCGTGAATGGACAGCAGTTGCTCTTGATAATCTTTTAAAACTTGAAGATTCATTTTTTATAGATTAATTTTTATATTCAAAAATTCTATGAGTAAGATTGCTTGCCATCATTCCCTTTTTTTCATTTCCCACAATATTGATTAAAACATCAGTTGGTAAACTAGAGCCAGTAAATCTTGATGTGAAAAAATTACCAAAAATAATCATATAGTAAAACCAAGATGGAACTATGTCTTTTAAAAGATAAGAGCCGCCAAGATCATAACCGCAATTCATATAAATTGATTTAACAGATTCAGTGCAGTAAAATGCATGTGGATCATTGAAATTAAAATCATAACTTGGATCTTCTTGTAAAAATTGTTTGATTATTTTTTCTAGACAATCTTCATCTTCTTTTTTTTTGTCTTTAAGTCTATAAACGCAAAAATCAGTCATGTACCAATTATCAAACCAATCAATAATTCTTAGTTTTCTTGTTCCCCAATCAGAAACGTCTACTGCATAAGTTTCATCTTTTTCCACAATAATTACTGTTCCATGTGAATAAACAGATTTGGTGAAATGCTGTATAAGTTTGCTAAAAGGAATGTTAAAAGGACCGGCAACATTTGCTGCATTATAAACAATATCACCTGTTTGCAGTGGTATTTCTTTTAATTTTTCAACAATGTCTTTTCTTTTTTCGTATAAAGGTCCGGGTCTAAACACAATCCCCCTTATTCATAATCTTCTAAATTATATATGTTGCAATCTTTGTGAATAAAATTTTTAATTCCACCTGCTGTTAAAAACCAATGCCACTTGGCAGGTTGTGCCGGATAAACATTATCGCCGTATCCATCTGAAATAACAAATATTGCTTGTGGATATTTATTATTTTCTTTTTTTATAATATTTTGAATATGTTGTTCAATAATCTTAAATGATGTGCCTCCACCGCCATAAATTTTACGACTTTCTAAAGTTGTTTCTTCAACTCTTGTGTCAAAACAAAAAAGACGCACTTTAAATCTTTTTTCTGGAATAGATTCAGCAGCAGAAAAGAACCGATCTTTTAAATCCCAACAAGAACCACTGGTGTCTAAAAAAAACCAAACATCAATTTTTGATTCTTCATCGTAATAATCATCGTTTTCCATTTCACTTGGTAAAATCATAGTTCTAGGCAACATTGTCATGCGCCTATTCATTCTTGCCCATTGTTCTATATCTTTATCATTTTCACTAATGTGGCGAAGCACCCATTTTTTTATAATTGATTCCCACTTGCGTTTTTTAACAGGCTTGGAGCCATTAGAAAACACCCACTGCCCACCAGTACCTTGACCAGAATCTTTTTCTTGTTCTTTTTTTTGAAAATGTTTTTTAATTGTTGATTTTAAACTTTCTTTTTCTTCATCATTCATTTTTTCATCAAGATAATCAATCATTTTTTCCCATTTTCCTGATGCAAGCCCTTCATGATCATCAACAGTCGATGGAGCATTGCTTCCATCACCCATTCCCCCATCACCATAAGTTTTTTCAAATAAATTCATGTAGTATTCAAACATTTCATTGTCGTTTGGAATCACATCACGGTCTTTAAAAACCGTATCTACCCAACAATATTCTTCTGCATTTGTTATGTCTTGTCGATTGAAGCCAAAATTACGCACCAAAGTGTGATTAACCACAATGTCCATGGCTGTATTTGCAGCCATGCCATTTACACTGGCAATAGCTTGTCTGGCACGCAATCCATGATTAAGAATTATATGTAGAGATTCGTGACAAATAACAAATAATTTATTTTTAAAATCTAAACTTTTCCAAAACAATGGATTAAATTTGAACAAAACAAAACGACCTTCTTCGTCAAAATTAACACATGCAGTAGAAATGCTTTCATCAAATATTGGCTTACCCATTTGCCAAACTTGATAAAAAACCGCATGGTGCGGTTCTAAAGCATTACTGATTTCAAACCATTCTTCATTTGTAATACGGATGTTGTGAGCTTTTGAAACAGCAACATCCGTTGTATTATTATTGCTCATGATTGTTCTCTTTAATTAATTGATGGCCAAGACCCGCTCGTTGAATCTTGACGAACAATTCGCTAGAACCAGATAATAAATCTTGATATAAAACACTATCTTCTTGATTTATATTTTTAATACAATGATTAATGGTTGGAATTAATTTTTCAAAAGCAGGAGAAACAAGAATTGAAGCAAATTTCCAATTGTCTTTATCTTTTGTGTCATATATATTTTCACATTTTCCTATGATTTTGTTTAACAGTTTCAACACTTCCACTGCTTCTTTATTTGTTATTTTTTCAGGTATATTGTTTATAATATTATCGTAAATTTCTAATCTTTGATTTATTGTGTCTGTTGGATATTTATTCATCTTCAACAAATCAGCATTGAAATTTTTGTTTTTATTGCGATTAAAATGAAATTTTGGTTCTGTTATTTTTTTTTCTTGCGGAACATCTTTTGCAAAAGCATCTGCAAGTTGTTCGTTTTCTGTTAAAGTTCTTTTAATTTTTTTGCACAAAGAAGCATCCATATTTGCCTTTAATATTTCCTTGCCTATTCTGTGAAACAAAGGCACAGAAGCGATGTTGTTGATTACAAAAGAGCAGAATTTTTCTTCAGAAGCCATTGTTGAAGCTATTTTTTCACTGTTCATCAATGGGGCAAAAAACATCATTAGCTTATCTGATTTTACAATCAATTTAATGGCGGATGAAAAATTATTTTCATTTTCTAAAAATTTTTGTGCTGATTCGGTTGCATTATTTTGAATAAATTCAGCGAGTTTTTCGCTGATCGGTCCAGTGTTGAGCGAAGAAACTAATTTACTGACATTAGTGCTAGGCGGCAGAATATCACGCATGTCACCTTTTTCATGATACACATCTAGTGCATATTGCAAGCGGCGAGGACTCACATTATTCTTTTCTTCAGTAGACAATTCGTCCCACCATTGAATGGCAGAATCAGCCACACGTTGACCATAAGTTTGACGAAACCATTCAATATTTGGTTTATAAGGAATGTTCACGGCAACTTCAAATCTGTCAAGTTGAGCCGGATCTATAACTTCAACATCGTACTTTAGTTGATTGTCTTCTTCAGGATTAATTGCAGCCCAAATAAAACGAAGATTCGGGAATTTCACACCATTTATGCTGCGTAATTGAATCAATTCCATAACAGCATTTCTGACTTTTTTGGGACTACGATTAAATTCATCAAAAAATAAAGCTTCAATTTCACCGCTGGCAAAAACATGTGGTCGAACAATGTCAAGATAAGTAACACCTTCTGAATGAAGGCAATGTGAAATTATTTCATTTGCAGCTTTTTCATCAAGCTTCCAATTGCCCATGATATAAGAAACAGCAGAATTTTTATTTACTTCGGCAATTGCCTTGATGACTTTTAATTGTTCAGGCAAAGCATTTTCAGTTTTTTCTCGTGGACATCCTATAAAATCCACCCAAGGGTCCATTGTTGCTGCACTGAAATATCGCCATTTCAAGTTGTGACGATCAAAAGCTTGTTTGACCATGGCTGTTTTTCCAACACCATGGCGACCAACAAATAAAACATTTTTATTGTGACTGATCCACCAATCAAGCTTAGTGTTTACAACACTCATGAAAAGGCCCCTTGAGTTATGGGCCTATCATACTTGAATTAATTAAGAATGCAAACAGATTTGGCGAACTGTTTAACTGTAGATCTGAAGAGCAAATTTTTCAGAAACATAAGTGCTTTCACCTGATATTGTTTCAAACCAAATGTTGTAAATCCCTTCATCAAACTGAGTCGTATCAAGAAACCAATATGCATAGTTTGCTTCCCTATGCTCCACAAGGTGTCGATCCACAACGAGCCGGAGATCAATTTCTGCGGGTACACATTCGCCGCAGGCTATCTCCATAGATACTCGTAGCTCAGAGACTATGGCGAGATTTTCATAATAGGATAGTAAATCAGCACCTCGTGGAACATTCGGAGTCACAGAAATAAGCACATATCTTTTAGTGCCTTTTCTAATTCGGTTTGGTCTGAAGGAATAGTTAAAATCGTAAATTGGAGGAGTCGGAGTTGTGAACCAAAGATCTGAACAAATTTTAAACGTATTGTTTATTTGATCTGTTGAACATTCTTCGTTTTCAAATCTAACTTGCCAAACATCAACAAATTGTCCAATACTATAAAATTCAGAATCAAGAAAAACAGTCAAAAGGTACTCACCAGTTCCTTGTTTTGAAACTGATGAGCCATCTATTTCTTGAATCAAGCGAAAACCTTGCGGATTAGATTCGCTTTTTTCATTTTCATCAATGATGTAAATTTTCACATCAATGATTTCGCTTACATCCCTGCGAGTATTACTGTTGTAAGTAAAAAGTCGCAGGTTTAATTCATCGCCACAAGTCGGATTTTGGTATCGTTCTTTCGACATACTTTACCTGCCCCTTGCTTTCCTTTGTTGCGATTCCATCGACTTGTTTTCTTGTTCTTTTTGCTGAATAAATCTTTCAATCATCCATTTTCTAAGATTGATTGGCAGACTCATTGACCCTGACATATCCAAGTGAAGGTGATATTGGAAGAAAAATATTTCTTCCGCTAACCCCTTCCATGTTTCTATGCTTGGGTCTTTGCCTTCTTCCGCCGAGGGAAGAAAAAATTTGCTTCAAGTGGCAGATCAATGCCAAACTCCGCAAGACAACTTGGGCAAACAATTTCAACATTTGTGTCAACACCAAAAGGAGGTTCGTTGATGCAGTTGCGAATGTGAGAAACATCGTTAATCGGAAGATTCTTCAAAAGAATTTGAAGTTCATTCTTGTTTGTGATTCCATCAATATCATACAAAAGTTGAGCAGTTCGATAAGTCAAAGTATCATCAACGCCATTGTCGCCAAACGCCTTGATTCTTCTGTCTCTGTGGTCTTGAATTTCCTGCTCATCTTTTCCAGTTGACAAACGATAACTGAATGGAAGCTTGCTTGTTGGAAGAACATCCTGTAGTGTTGGGCCATATTCATCAGGAGTGTATTCAACAAAAAGACTGTTTAAATCAATACTGGTGCTGAATTTTGTTTCACATTCAGGACACTTGATTTCTACATCGTAATTAGGACCGTAAGAAATACCACGCAAGTAAATCAAAAGATATGTTCTGTCAATAGTTAAAAGTTGATCAGGGCGAAAACCTTCTTTCAAGCACTTTTGAAAGATCATGTTGATTGCTTGCCCCTTCTTCACAAATCGTGGGGTAGCAAGAATTTGCTCTTCTTCACCTGTCATTGGCCTGATTGAAATAATTCCGCTGCTAGGCCCATTTGTGCCATCGTAAAAACGACCCTTAGAAGGAAGCTGAACTTCTTCGTAGATTGTAGTTGAACCACGAAGACCTTCCAGAAGTTCTTTCAAGTGGCCAGTTGCACTGCTTGTCATAGAATTTGATGGCTGAACATAAGGAGGCGCTTCTCCTCCAGCACTCATATTGTTAAATCCACGCTTTGGAGGCGCACCACTAAGATTTTGCGGAACAGCCTGCGATGTTTGTTGGCCACTTTTTGCTGCTTGTATTGCTGCTGCGAATGCAGGAGGAATGTTTCCTTGAATCGAAATAGGAGCGCCGCCTTCTGTTGCAGCAACCCCTGCCTCATTATTGACACTTTGTCGCACCTGATTAATAGCATCCATTGGATTGCTCATGTTGTTCTCCTGATTGTTTATTTCATTTAGCTTGCGTGGACGAAAACTTTCTTCGCTCATTATTTTCTCCCGTATCCGACACTCTTATAATAAAAGAGTCTTAGTGATAAATTAGTGATAGTATGATTGAAATAAATTTCAAAAACATTGAAGAACAAATTTTTCTAAACAAAGAAGTTAGAGAAATTCTGCCAGAATTTAGACCACAATTTGATCTTTGGCGATTATCTCAAATGTTGCCGGGAATGCGCTCTATGGCGCAAAAAAGCATATTTGAAGTTTTAAACGGCTTGGAACAAGTTCATATTGAAAAATTAAAAGAATATTTTAAACAACCAGTTTTAATGAACAGGTTGAACGATAAGCTGGTTGATCATTATAATTTTTCATTAGAAGGGGAAAACGAACTTTGTAAAAACACGGGTTTTCAGGAGTTCTGCATAACCCGAAACAAAGATGAAGTAAAAGCAACTTTTTGGCGTTAAGGTGAAATAAAATGAATTTTACAAGTTTTTTGTTTTTTGTTTTGGCAACTGTTGGAATGAGCCACATTATTGTTGATGGCAGTATTCTGCAATGGTTTCGTGATGGAGTTAAAAAAATCGCAGTAAAATTAAACATGCCAAAAATTGGCGGTGTAGTTGACTGTTACTTGTGTTGTGGAACTTGGTGCGGGTTTTTTATGGGATGGGTTTGGATCAGCAACAATCCATTTGAAATTTTTGCTTGTGGTTGCGCAGGTGGTTTTTTGTCTAATTTCGCAGCAGTATTTTTAAATTGGATTGAATCAGCAACTATTGTTAACTTACCAACGGAAGACAATGAATCCTGAAGATAAAAAATATGTTCTGCATTGCAACAAATGCAGCTTTAAAAGGTTTACAAATGGCGATGACTTGAATGATTTAATTCAAGTCAAAACAGTGGATGTTCAACGATTTATACCAAGATTAGATCCAGAAACAAAAAAATCTGTAAATTCACCAGATAAACCACGAAGAAAAATGTTTCGTTGCCCTGAATGTGGATTTACATTAAAAGCATTTTCTTCACTTCCATCTTTAGAAAAACAGGAAAAAATTGATGAGTAAGCCAATTGGATTAATGGACGTAAAACAAGCTTTGCGTGACAGCAGGTTCAGAGACAGCTTGCCACAATCATTTCAAAATGATATTCAAAAATATTTAAACAATCCCGGATGTGCTTGCAATATTCCTATTTACAGAAAAGTCATGACCGAAGCACGACAACAATTACAAGAATATTTTCCAAATAGGGCAGTTACAAATACTGAAGAAGAAGCTTCAAAACTAGCTGAAAATCATTGGCGTGTTATAAATTGTCATAAAAATGAACTTGAAGCAGAATTGAGAAAATTACCAAGTGGGCGCAAACAAATTGCAGTCACCAGATTTGAAGATCAAGTCACTGTTGTCGTAAACGAACTAGATGTTATTTTTTGATAACATCATCTAGCCGCTCATAAACTTTTGTGTTTAACATTATTTTTTTGCATGATTCTATCATTTTTTCAGGATATTGTTTGTATTTGCTTATTTCCATTGGCCATTCAGAATTTATTTTTCTTCTGCTGCCTAAAATTACAGCATTATCATAAAAATCAATAGCTTTTTCATATTGCTTAACAGCACAGTGAATATCGCCAAGCAAACACCAAAACTCAGCCATTGTTGGATTTTTAATTATGCAACTGAAAATATGCTGCATGGCATTTTGATAATTTTTTTTAACGTAACATTGTATCATGCTTAAATAATATTCAGTCATATATGTTGACATGGTTTTCTTTTTTTGTTGATGTAAAAAAAGTTCTGCATAATTTATAAAAGAATCCCAATTATTATTGGTCAATTCCCAACAAGCCATATAGTAAAAAGGATCTGGAGATAATGGATTTTTATTTATCCATTGACTGATAATTCTTTTTTCAACAGGCCTGTTGCCTTTGCAAGAAACATAAACATCAAGAGCAATTGAGGGTTTTTCAATTGTTTCAAATACAGGATTTTTATAACAAAGGTTTTTTGATCGATGCCATAATCTAATTTCTTTTGATAAAATGTCGCCTTGAATAATATTAAAGCTGTAAATTTCTGGCTTTCCACACGCAGCTTTTAATATATTTTCTTGTCCAATAATTATTTTTTCCCATGGCTCAATAAACAATATCCATTCACTGTCTGTTTGTTGAATCATATTATTTTTCAATTCCGACATATCATCTTTGCAAGAAAGTCTTATGATTTTTGCCTTTTTTTTATCAATATTTTCTATCGTCTTATCTCCACATCCTAAATCTGCAATTAAAAAATTACAGTTAATTGATTCAAAAGAAGAAATGCAATCTTCAATAGTGCTTTCATTATTCTTGACTATCATGTGTATTGTTAATTGTTGTTTCATTATTTTTCTCAAACTTCTTCTCTATTAAATACAATATCGCCGATGCTTCTTCATTAAGATTGTTGTTTTCATAATAAGCTTTCAAATCCCTATAAGGACGTGGAACATTTGGTCGGTTGAGAATTGAAAAAAATATTTGTGCAACATCCATATTTTATTTTAGCGCAAAAGGAGCCAGATGGCTACAGAATATTTAAATAATAAAAATTTTGAAAATTTAATTGTAAAATTTCAAAAGTCAAAGAAAGAAAAAATCAAATACCAATTGCTAATGGACGATATAATAGATGCACAAAACAGAACAACAAAACGTGAAAAATATAAAAAACCTAAAAGTTGGATCGTTATAGAAACAGATTTTAAAACAATATCATCATTTTACAAAGAAACACAAGATGAATTGGCTCTTGCTTTTTATACATTATCTGAAAATATTGTGCGCTATGCAAAATTTAATCTGATCGATCAAGACGATGCGGTTCAAGAAGGTGTAATGATTTGTTTTGAAAAAATTGACCGATTCGATCCAGAAAAAGGCAAAGCTTTTAATTACATGACAACATGTATTTTAAACCATTTTAGACAACTTTATCGCACCGCTAGAAATTATAATGAATTAAAAAGAAAATATTTAGAATTTGTACAAATTCAATATGATCAAAAAATACCTGCTGGAAAAACAAAAAATTTATATAAAAAACACAATATTGTTTGCGATCCTTGATTAAATAAATATAATATTATATAATTATTTAGGTTCTTTTTTTTGGTAAAAATATGACAAAACAAGCTAAAAGTTCTTTTGAACAAATTGAAAATCAGGAATTAATTCAAAAACTTATTGATAGTGGCCATGGAAAATTAGTGGACGCTTTTCTTCTGAATGACGGAAGAGTCTACACAAAAAAAGGCAGACTCAACAAAAGTGGAGCTTGCAGAGTTTTAAAATGCAAGCCAAAAGACCTTGAAGACACTATAAAAGCTTGTCAAGAATTGCTTAAACAAGAAATGAAATTAGAAGAACATGAATCTGAAGATTAAATTGTTGTATAAGCACGATCATATCTAAGCGTTACATCTACTGTCACAATTTCACTCATTGACATGTCTAATTCGCCAAATTCAATGGAAGTCGGCCAAACGGCTTCCATTACCCAACTTTCTATCACAGTGCCACAACCATCATAAAGCTCTAAAACTGCTCGATCTTTTTTAAAGCCAACAGTATATTTGTATCTAGACTCATTTTTTACATCATAAATACTAGAAAGCCACTTTAAAATTGGATTTTCATTTTGCTTTGTATCATATAAAGTTAATGTGATAGGTTTCCATTCAATTTTGCCGGGAAAATAAACAGTCTCAGTTATATGTTGCATTTCTAATTCTTTGATGCTTAGAGATGGCCTGCCAGCTTTTGATGGCGGCAAAGCATTTATGCCTTGGGCGCTAACACCATCAATTTTCAATAACCAACGATTTTTTCTTTTAAAACACACATCTGGGCCAGAAATTCCGATTCCAAGTCCCATGCTTTGAGCCATAATAGTTCCTTTAAATAAATATAGACCTCGTATTTTATATACGAGGTCTATAGTTGGATTTTTATAAAAATGATTTTTAGTCCACGCAACCAATACAAAGTGCTTGTGGTAATGGTATGCCGCATCCGGGCTGGTAAGTTGCTTCACTGAACCTGAGAGTTAGTTCCAAAGTTGCTTCTTCGGAGCTACCATAATCAAGATCACCAAAGTTAATCGACTGTGGCCACAAGTTGCCAAGTGTCCAAACTTCCATATCACTTCCACAGCCATCATACATAGTCAGGGTGCCAATAGCAGCCCAACCTGTTTGAATGCCGTCTTGGCCTCTTTTAGATGTTTGAGTAAGACTGGTTGGATCAGTAAAGTTATAAACTGTAGCAAGCCAATCCCACAAAGTACTCATCTGTGAAGCACCGGGGCCACCGATGTCATAGTATGTTACAGTCAAGTTGTCCCAAGTACCCTTGCCGGGAATCCACATCTTGCCGTGCAAGTAGTTGATTTCAGTTTCTTCGATTGTCAGGCTAGGACGCTTGGCAACCTTAACAAATGCTGTTGGAACGACTTTCCCAGCACCACCCCATTGAACCTCAAAAGTCCATCGATACTTTCGTTTGAAAACGATATCTGGGCCTCCGATTTGTCCAAGTCCCATTCCTGCTAATGGCATTGTAGTGTCTCCTTTTTAGTAATTAAAATGCTTCTGTTCCTGTTGCAAAACTACCAGTTCTGTGAATTGAAAATTCAATAAAGATAAATTCAGCAGCACGAGTTGGTTGTACTCCGATTCTGGCCCTGAATTCATTACGGTCAATCACATCAGGTGTGTTTAGTTCCTCATCAGCCTGAATTCTGAAGTCATTAATGCCACGTCCAACTTTAACATTATTAAGAATGTTGGTTGCAAGATTGATAAACTTCTGACGGAAGATTGCGTCATTTGGATCGAACAGCAAACCACGGCTAGATGTGCGAATTGCTTTTTCAATATAGAACATTAAGCGTCGAACATTAACACGATCTAAAGCTGTAGGCAGGCGCTGAAGAGTTTTCTGGCCGAATACCACAAAACCATCGGTATCTGCAAATTTTACAATTGGATTGACGCAGTTACGGTTTCCATACATTGTGTCACGTTCTTCCAAAGTTGGACGATTGTAAACATCAGTGATGTTAGGAACCAAACCACGAGTCAAACCAGCTGGAGCGAACCAAGGTGCTCCTAAAAAGTCGCTACGAGCAATAACTGCCATTACAGAGCCGCTTGGTGGACACCACACATCAACCTTGTTGTAAGAATCATAAATCTTAACCCAAGGCCAATAAAGTGCGCCAAAGTCACTGTCGAAACGAGTGTTATTAAGAGGATGAGTGCCATTTTGCCATGCAACAACTTCTTTCACAGTCAAGCCGAAAGGAGAATCAATGATTGCAAGGCAATCTTGACGATAATCTCGGCAGAAAGCTAGAACTTCTTGAACAACAGCTGTGCTTGAGTGACCGGGAACAGCAATCAAGTCAATGTTTACTTGTTCTGGTTCGCTGAGAGTGTAAATGCCTGTGTAGCCAAGAGCATTGCCCATAAGCAAAACATCTTGTTTATCTGGATCAGCTGGAATACCATCTGTGCCACCTGCAAGATTGTAAGTGCCAGCAGTAGGACCGGCTCCTACACTTGTATCATCAATAACACGAATGTAATCGGAAACTAGAGACATATATGTTTCGACATAATAGCTGCTTGCCTGATTTTTAGTAACATTTCCCCAAGCTTCAACTTGAACACCATTAGAATATATTTCTATATTAAATGAGTCTTGTGATGTACTGTTAACGATTACAACTTCTGTATCGTTGCCATCTACACCGGGAGAATCTGCATTTATAACGAATGAAACAGAACCGTCAGGATCTCCACCTATAACCAAACCATATGTGTCAGTTCCTGAGATATTGCCAGTTTGACCTTCAGGTGTTGTTCCAACTTTAGTTGTAGTCACGAAAACAAAAGCAGGGCTTCCATTAGGTTTAATGCGAAGACGAGCATCAGCACCATGATGTTTGGTGACCAATTTAAGTTGGTCGCCAGCAGCAAGTGCTTCCCAACCACCGGGAAGAGTGCCTGCGTTTTCAACTTTTTGATCGTTGATTGCAGTTAAAACATCGTTAATTGTTGCATAAGAAACTGCATCAAGCTGAATAGTTTGAACAACTTGATCAATTAAAATATTGTCAGTGCCATCAATCACAATTTGAATTTGTAATTCTTCGCCACTTAGGCCAGAAAGGTCATAAACTCCGGCTACATAACCACCAAGCGGGAACATATCGTTGCTTGCAGTCACTGAGGCACGAGTCATGCCTGTGCCAAAACCAGTTGGGTTGTCACGAATGCTGTCTGTGTCAACTACATCACCACCGTAAATTGCATCTTGAATTGATACGAATTCCAAAGCAGCAAGAGGACCATATGCCCAAATTGTTCTTACGCCCATTGGTGAATTATCATCAGTGGTGTCTGTTAAATAGAATTCAATACCATCGTTTTCAAAATCAATTTGTGAATTAAGAGTTTCCACTACTTCTTGAGATGTCCATCCAAGTGCGTTCTCTGGAACAACTAAAGTTTTAGTAGAAAGTTCACCGTTAAGTTTCCAGCGAAAAAATGAATCTTCATCAAAAGAGTGTGGTCCACTCTTGCCTGATTCGATTTCCACAACAGTACCTGCTGCTGGAACATCTACAGATGCTGTAAGAGCTTGTTCGTCAGAAACAGGATCTGTGTCACCTACTCGCACAACATAAAGTTCGTTAGCCACAAGCAAATACTGATCAGCAGCGTAAATTAGGAAAGGATCGCCCGAATCAGGGTGAGGATTTCCAAATACGGTGTGCAATTGACGAGAAGTGCTAATTGCGATAGGTAGATTTATTGGTCCTTTTGAAGCAAAACCAACAAGGCCTGCTCTGTGGGCGGATTGCTCAGCGGTAATAAAGCTGAGATCTTTTTCAGCAATCCTGACGCTTGGACTGATAGTGTTCGATGGTGGAAAACCTCTTAGAATCGCCATAGTCGTATTCTCCCTTTCATAACTTGTTATTATATATATCTTATGGAAATCAATCCATCTTTTTCTGCTCTCTCTATATATGGTGTTGATCTTTCATCTTCCAAAACAAATTTATTTTTTCCCTTACCAACTCCCGGAAGGTTTAATGTTGTGAAAGATTTAATGGCTCTCCTAGACCTAATGATCAATTGCACAGGAAACCGCTTTTTATTTTCAATTTCTAACATTCTAGTTCCTTTACTGATTCTTCTATTCTAGCCAATACCGCTGTTATTTCTTCCTCTGTAAGACCGTCAACAAAGTCAACTTTCATTTTAAGGACTGCTTTTTTGCGTTCAATTGGCTGTGGTATATATGTCTGTGCTGTCATATTAAATTCGTATTTTATTATTCTTATTTGTTGGTCACCGGGTTCTGCATTTATGTTATTTGCAACAGAATCCAATTTAACAATTACCTCCCATGGCACACCAGTTACTCTTATGTATGCTACTTGAGAAAATTTTGTCATTATTTGTTCTACAATTTGGTTCATATCTTCACGATACATTGTCCAAGCAGTTAACGTGTAGCCCATATTGACTGGAATTCCTCTTGCCATTCCTAAAACTGTATCTTTTTTATATTTTTCGCTAATTGTCATTCCGGGTTTTCCGTCTGCTCCACGAAACAAGTTTAAGGCTTTATGATATGTGTATCTAGAAAGATCGTATTCTATGCTTGTTTGAGTGAGTGCAAGCATTGGCAAGCGTAGTCTGTTTACAACAAGTGTTTCATCTTTTCTAACATTTTCTTGAATTAGTGCTGCAACTGCTTTTTCTGGAGGTCCAAGTAGAATTGGAATAGGCCAAGCTTTTCCATCTTCGTCAATCACTACAACATTACTGAAGGTGTCCAATAGTGCTTCGTCGTTGCCACGCAATGCTTTTGAATATCTGTAAAGAACTGTTCTGTCGGGATTGTCGGGATCGTTGAGAATTTTGCCTGTTTGCATTGGATCGCAATCAACTTTTGCGCCAAAACCAGTTTTTTTCATGGTTTGGTCTTTGAGCCAATTCATGCTTTCGTCATTTATTGCACGAAGATTTGATGGATCATTGTTGGGTTCGCAATAAGGTGGAGCTTTGTCAAGAATTGGATCAGGACCACTTGCAATATCATTGCATTGATCGTATGGTCTTTGTTGGTGATTTGGTCCTTCAGTGTTCATGATTTCTCCTTTTTAATTATTCATTTGGTGATCAATTATGGAAGCAATAAATATAAAATACCGAAAATGGTATGAAGGTTTTGCTCCAAGATCGATTAAGCTGCAAATACCCGGTTGGTCTGGCGAACAAAACCAACATGTTAGTGGCGACAAGCCACAACCATGGCACTGCATACCATTTGTTGAAGCTTCTACATATGGTCTTGAGTTGTTGTATTCTTTTAATACAGAGTGCCATGTAAAATTGATTGATGGAAAAATAAATTTTATTGGTGATTTTTCCAATGAAAATAAAAATATACCAAAAAATCTTTTGCCGCCATTCAGTAGTTTTGCACCGGGACATTTCGGAACCACTTCATGTTTAGATATCGAAGTGCCAGAGGGATATATCGTTCGTGTCGAGCCACATCCATGTTATTATACGGATGAAACAAACACAGTTCCTCTTGCAATCCCCGGACATCTTAACACAAGTATGTGGCCAAAAATATTTTTCATTGTTTTTAAAAATCCGTTGCCGGGACAAACTTTAATATTTAAAAAAGGTGAACCAATTGCTCAAATACTTATACTTCCTCGTAAAATATCATATGATATCATGGAAATGACACAACAAGAAAAAGAAAGAAGAAATTTTACAGAAGAATCTATAGAAAAATCTCATAAAAAGTTTGTTACAAATGATTGGTTTGATTACTTAGGTCATAATTTTGATGATAAATATAAAATTTTAAACAATGTTTTTGTTAAAAAAGGTAAAAAAGGTGTTCAAGAATTTTTAGAAAATGTTTCTGAAAAAATAAGGCTGAAATCATCATGCAAAGTTAAACGTAAACTAATAATAAAGAAAAAAGGAAAAAATGAAATCATTTAAAATTAAAAAAAGAGAAAACAGAATCATCCCGTATATTGCAGGAGATCCTGTTTCTTCTTTTAAAAAACCGGTTTTTCCTTTTCGTTTTTTATCGAAAATTAATTGCCCAAATTTAAATAGATTGCAAAATTTTACCTTTGAGGAGGCGCACCAGCAGCAGGAGCCGCAGGTGCAGCAGGAGCAGCAGCAGGAGCAGCAGGAGCGGCTGGTGCAGCAGCCGCAGGGCGACCTGCTGCTCCTGCCTTCGGTGGAGCCTCTAGTGAGCCAAGAAAATTTTTCACTTTCTCTTGATTCTCAGGACTCAGCTTGTTGAGTCCTGCTTTTGCGGCAGCAGCAATTTTGTTTACCTCTGCTTGGTCTTGAGGTTGGGGAGGACTTGTTCCTGCTGCACCAACAGCAGGTTTTGCACCACCAGCAGCAGCAGGGGCGGCACCAGCAGCGGGAGCAGGAGCGCCCGGAGCGGCAGGAGCAGCAGGAGCGCCCGGAGCGGTAGCTGCTTCTTTTTGAATCTGAAGGAAAAACTCATAGAAAGATTTCATATACAACCTCATACAATTTTAATTTTTAAATCTGGTTCCTTTTGTGTTACTTTACCATTTCCGGTAACAACATCTTCTTGGAATCTTTGACAGATTAACTCAATCCTCAAAGCGCCCCAAAGTTTAAATTCTCCTAAATTCCTTTGAACAATAACCCAGTTTTCTCTTAAATGTGGCGTAAAAAGCCTTGAGCCAATTTTAGGCGGATGACCAACATTTTGTAAAACTGATCGATAATTTAACTCAAATTTCATTTCGTCTGGGGCATCGATTCCAAATTGATTCAACATATTTTGACTTGGAATCGGCTCATAAGTACACCACAATTGCACAGGATTATTTGAAAATAATTTATTTCTTGCTTCCAAATAAATCGGGTCAATCATATCAGGAGTAATAATAACCTCATAATAAAATATTGGAGAACCCCCACGAATAATCGCCTCTTGATCCCACATGTTAAAAAGATCATGTGTACGATCATTAGGATCATACATCTGAACAGAACCTCTTAGTTCATATGGAGTTCCATCACATTTTTTAAGTGCCATCTTTCTCCTTGGCTAAAATTAATCTTCATCATCATCATTGCTCATTAATTCGTCTAAGAAATCGGGTTCTTTTTGTGCAATCTCTGCTTTATATGATTGGGGCATAGCGCCATATGCTCTTCTTGCAATATGTTTTGGGAAAATATGAATAATAGCATCTTTTACATCCAGCATTATTTTGTTCATATAATCTTGATTTATAGGTGAATCATCACGTTTTTTAAGGTCGGCATGTTTTCTAAGCAGTTCAGGCAAGCCAAGTCCGCTCATAATATCTTTAGCAACAATAGCAGAAAGTCCAAGACGATATTGTTTATCGATGTGAACACCACTTGAAGCTTTTTCATGAAGATATGTTGTGATTTTTTTTAAATATTCAGATTCAATTGGATCTGATTGCCCACCACCTTCTTGATCGCCTTTGTATTCGTCTTTGTCTCTGCTGCTTGGATTAACTTGAGAAGGTCTTTTGGGATCACCACCTTCTTTTTCTACTCTTCCTAATTGTTCTGGCTCACTAAGGCTAAACATTTGGCCTTTTCTTGTAAGCACTTCTTTGTGTTTCGCTTCTTTTTGCACAATTCTTTGTATTTCTCTGGTTATTTCTGAAACAAAATAATTAATTGGGCGGTCAAAAAACAGTTCTTTTTTTTGTTTTAACTCTGGCGAGTCAGTTTCTTTGATTTCATGTGCATGTCCATCTGGTAATTTGTAAAGAGGGCCATTTCTTTGAAAAAACCCTACTTCATCTCTAACAGGGCCTCTGGTGATATTTTTTGAAAAAAGATTACTAATCACATCGGTGATAAGTTCTTCTAAGTTATGCTCTGCATACCCTTTGGCCATTGTTCTGGCTGTTCGCACAATTTGATTGACCCAATCAAATTCTCTCATTTTATTTTCAGTAATTTCATCACGATTAATTTTTTCACTTGAAGTATTATTGAATAAAATTTGCGTCATGCCTTTGAATATTTCATTGTTTATATTATTTCTAAAAGAAGCTTGTTCGTAATTTGATTCATTTATTGATTCAAACAAAAACAGTTCACGCAACAACGACTGAATTTCTTCGTATTCAAGCCAAAGTTTAAAATTAGATTCAAGCATAGTTAGCTCCTTGATTTTATTTACTATTTTCCATTCATTTCTCAAAAAAAAACCCACTTCATTAAGAAGTGGGTTTTCTTATAGTAATAAAAATTTTTAATCTAAGGTAAGTCGTGGGACTATTGCGATCTCGCCACCACCGGCTGGTAAGATGAACGGAGCCGTGGAAAATCTTTCCACCCACAATAAATTTGGTGTCATTTCAGTTGTTGTAACATAGTAACCATAAATCGTTGTTGCTGATGAAAACGAAAAAGTTTGTTCGCTATAAACTGCTGTGTTGGTTCCTGTAGAAGATGTGGCTACCGTCCAATTACTACCAATAAGTGTAATTGCCGTGTATCCACCAACAGTAGTTTCAGTAATATTACTGGTTAAATCAGTAGTTTTTGACGGTGTTAAATTATTTGAAAACAAACGCAAAACACGCTGCCCACCAACTGGTGGCGAACCACCATCTTGAGCAAGTTGGTTTACGATATACTTCAGCATCAGCACATCGCTGTCATTTGGTACTACAAGTGCCATATGAATTCCTTTTTTGCGTTTTAAATCATCAACAGTTGAATGTTGACATTTTTATTTAGTTGTTTTGCTTAATATTCTTAATTCTTTTCTATAACTAATATTATGGCTCTTAAAAACAAAGATGGTTCATTTTATAAATTATCTGGACCGAACCCAATAATGAAAGATCAACAATTGTGGGCAGATGGAAATTATGAGCTTCACAATATGAATTGGGATGTGGAAACACAAAAGGCAAAAAGCGAATCAAATTACAATGTAAAAGCGCCAATAAAAGATTCTTTTTTGCAAGAACTTGAAAAAACAAAAAATGAAGAAAAAACAAGTGATAATCCTATAGTTGAAGAAAAATTACCAATAAAAGTTTATGAAATAGAAAAAAAAGAAGAAATTATTGAAAGAAAATCAATTGTGAGTCCAGATCCTAAAAAACAAGAGGAAGAAAATGATTCTGAACTTGAAAAGATATTTATTCATTGCCTTCCAGCAACTATAAGAACCACAAAAGATGATCTTTACGGAGATGTTTATCAAACTATAAAATATGGTCAGCCAACTTCATTTGAAGCTATTATTTTAGATCAGCAAGATTTAACCATGACAATATGGACAGATACTGACAAGATTTCAATTGGTTCTGTTCTTTATCCAAAATGTAATTTCAAAAGATGGTGGAGAGTAAAAACAAAAGAAAAAAAAGCAAACGGCTGGATTATTGTTTCGATACCATCTGATTATCAACCATCTTTTGAAGGATAATCAGATGGATCAACAATCCTTGCTGATAAACCTAATTTTTTCAATTGATCTTTGTGATCATTTACAGCTTTCATGTAAGCCTTTTCGTAAATGTCAGTTACAATTTTAAAGAATGATTGCATGTCATAGTCTGTTGTTAAACAAGTTGAAATTCTTTCGATTATTTGTTCGTTATTTCCATATCTTTCTTTTAAAATTTCATACATAACTTTTTTTATTTGTTGTGATCTTGGGTTGCCCATCATTTCAATTAAATTCATTTTCAACTCCTGTCTTTTATTGTTTTATTCAATTTGTCAATTGCTGAATGATAGTCGTCAGGATTGTAAGTGTCTTGATTGCGTTCGATTTCAGTTTTCACATGTTTTAACATGCCTAAGCTTGCATAATCATGAAAATCATCAACGTGAGCAACTCGCATCATATTTTCGGGAGTGTGATTGCCACGAAGAAGAACTCTGTAATTATCATTTGGACTCATCGCTAATTTTGGTGGTTTTTCAGCAGGAGTTTGTGCGGCAGTTGTTGGTGTGAGTTTCTTGTTGATTTGTGTTTGAGCAGCAACAAGAACTTTTCTTAAATCATCTGCGCCATCATCAGTACTTAACCATTGATGTTGACTTTTTATTATTCTTTCCAAGCTTCCAGTGACATATGGGCTTAATTCATCATTTGTTTTTGTGAAAAATTTGCCACGAATTCTTGAATTTTGTATGTCATTTCCAACTGAAGCTAAATCGCTATCCAATTCTGCGAGTGCAATTTCTTGTGCTTTTTGCATTTCAAGATTTGGCATTTCAGACAAAGCTTTGTCGCCTGCCCTTATTGGTTTAGCATCTGGAATTTGTTGCATAGCAGATTTAACGTCATCTAAATTAAAAAAAGCAGCAACCATTGCCTCTGCATTTTTTCCTTGTTCGACCCAAGACTTGACCGTGTCTTCTGCCCATTGTTGTGAATCAATGTCAGTATTGCCGTAATGGGCATTAAATGCCGCAAGCATACTTGTTAGTCTCAAGCCGATTTCAATTTTATCATCAATTCCTTTTTCAATTAAATTTCTTAAATTTTCAGTGGCTTCTTGTGCCGATTTTGCAATCTGCAAAACTTGCTGAGCTTGTTGGTCTGCTTGGGAGGCTTGCGCTCGTAAATTATTCATATCAGCCATGAATTTATTTAAATTTGTAATATTATAAGGGAAGGCTAATCCTGATGTATCAAATGTGCGATATTGTTTTTCGCCTTTTCTGAGTTTTTCTTGTCTTGCAGATTGTGTAAGCGATCTTGTTCTTGCTGTTCCGCCGCCACCGCCCCAACTTTTTTGAGCAAATAAACTAGTTTTGTTTTTAGAAAAAAGTCTTCTTTGTGAACCTTTTGTCAAATTAAAAGTTTTAGTTCTTAAACTGCTTACCATTTCAAGATAAACACCTTGATACAATAAATTTATACTTTGAAGCATCAGATTTTGTTCGTGTTTGGTTTTTTTGCCGCAACTATCTGATCTGATGCATTGCATTATTCCTAAAAATATATCTTCGTACATTCCTTTTTCTGACTCTCCGGTTTGCAAAATTCCATTCATAAAATAATGTTGAATTCTTCTTTGGGAGCCAAAAACACGATTGAATTTTTCTTCATAATCTCTGGTTCCAGAAACATAGTTTTCACGGGTTGTGGTGTTGTGATTATAATCAAAAGCTCCATCAAACTGAATTTTTTTACCGTAGGGTCTGTCCACATTTGATTTTACCCATTTTTTATCCCATCCACGAATATCTTCTTCTGGAACTTTTAATCTTGTTTTTTCAACTTTTCTTCCATCTGGCATTTCTTCAATGTATGTCTCATAATCTTGTGAATTAAGTTCTCTGTAAAAATGAGCAGGATTAACAATTGGAACCCAATTACCTTTTTCTTTTTTAAAAGGAAGATACAAAGGAGGGTTAGCAATATCTTTGTAAACCAAAGCGGGTCTGTTTCTTTTTTTAACTACTTTGCTGATTATTTTAACAGGAATTCCTTCAGGAAATTTTGGATTTGGAGGACCATGAAGCTTAATTTTTCCGCTTTCAATATCGCCAACCAACATTTCAATAGCTTTACTTTCTATTGCACTTCTTCTTTTGCTTGCGGTGTTGAGTCTTGACCATTTGTCTTTGTCTCTTTTTAAAAATTCTTCTGCTTTTGGTAGATATTTTCTAATTGCATTTGCTCTTGTTTCTGTGTCTTTAAAAGCTGTTTTCATCCATTTAGCACCTTCTGGCAATTCTCCAAACATTCTGTGGCCATTCATCACTAAAAAAGAACGAATTCTTTCAGAAATAGCTCCCACAGTAGGAAATTTAAATCCCGCTGTTACATGAGCATTTTTTTCATCACCTTCTATTGGGTGAAAAAGATAATATCCATATTTTGCTTTTTCACCTTCAAGACCAGATCCTTCAATGTGATCTTCTCCGGCATTATGCTGAAGCTTGTGATAAAGTCTGTTTAAAAATGGATTTGCATTAATCGTAATTGTTTTAGATGTTTTTTTGGCAGGGTTTTTTTCAGTTTCTGGATCATATGCAATGTCCTTAAACGTAAATGTTACTGATTTGGGA